ACTTTAGTATTTGAAAATGATAAAAGACCTGCGATTACTGATACAGTAAAAGCGACTAGTATTTTTAAACCAATAAATTAAAACAGAAATTAAGGAGATTTTAAAATTATGACAAATGAAACAACAGCGGTAGTACAAAACGTGAGATTAAGTTATGTGAATGTATTTAAACCTTTCTCAAATAATCCAGATTTACCACCAAAATACAGCACAACTATATTACTTCCGAAAAGTGATTTATCTAGTAAGCAAAGATTAGATGCAGCAATTCAAGCGGCGGCTCAAAAAGGATTAAATGAGAAATGGAACGGTGTAATGCCTCCTGTAGTTGCTAATCCTATCCATGATGGTGATGGAGTGAAGCAAGATGGAACACCTTTCGGAGATGAATGTAAAGGTTGTTGGGTTTTCACAGCCAGTGCAAACGCTGATAGACAACCTCAAATTGTAGATCAAAATGTTCAACCTATCTTAAATAAATCTGAAATTTATTCTGGAGTATATGCAAACGTAGCAATTAATGTTTTCCCTTACCTGCATACAGGGAAAAAAGGTGTTGGATTTGGGCTTACTCACATTCAAAAAGTTAGAGATGGTGAAGTCTTAGGTGGTGCTCCAGTATCTGCAGATAAATTATTTACAGCGTTAGGTGGTGCATCAAATCCTAATCCATTCCCTAATCCGCAACAAGCACAACCTGTACAGCAGTATCAACAGACTACACCTCAATACCAACAGCCAACTCAACAAGGTTCATTTGGTGTAGATCCGTTAACTGGACTTCCACTTTAATATTAATAAATTACTAAGGGGGGGGTAGCCCCCCTAAATTTTTAGGAGGACTATATGCAACATTTAAGTATTGATATTGAAACACGAAGTAGTGTGAATATTTCTAAATGTGGGGCTTACAAATATGCTCAATCTGAAGACTTTGAAATTTTGCTATTCTCTTACAAACTTAATGATTCGGAAGTTAAATTGGTTGATATAAAACAAGGTGAGAAAATTCCTGATGATATCGTTGCTCTATTAAATAATCCAGATTGTATTAAGCACGCATATAATGCTGCTTTTGAGTGGTACTGTTTAAATAGGGCTGGATACGAGACGAATATATCTCAGTGGAGGTGCACAATGATGCACGCTACTTATTTAGGATTACCTGCTGGATTAGGAATGACTGGTAAGGCAATAGGTATTGCTGAAGATAAGAAAAAATTGACAACTGGAAGTAGATTAATTCAATATTTCTCTGTTCCTTGTAAGCCAACAAAGACTAACGGAGGTAGGACTTGGAATGATCCGCATCATGATTTAGAGAAATGGAAACTGTACTGTGAGTATAATATTCAAGACGTAGAAGCAGAGTATGAAATTTATCAATATATAAAAGCTTTTGAAGTTCCATCAAAAGAACAAAAACTTTGGGAAATGGATATTCTAATGAATGCTAACGGAGTAATGGTAGATAGATCACTTGTAAATGGTGTGCTTTCTATCGATTTAGAAAGTACTAATAATTTAACAGAGGAAGCTTTTAAAATTACTGAACTTGAAAATCCAAATAGTGTTAGTCAACTTAAAACTTGGGTTGAAAGTCAATTAGGTGAAGAACTTGATGGATTAACAAAAGATGTTATTTCTGATTTGTTATCAAGAGATAATTTACCGTTGAAAGTTAAAAGAGTTTTAGAGATAAGGCAGCAGTTAGGAAAAACTAGCGTCAGTAAATATTCAGCTATGGAAAATGCGATGTGTAAGGATGATAGAGTTCGGGGCTTATTACAGTTTTACGGAGCCAACAGGACTGGTCGTTGGGCTGGTCGACTTGTGCAAGTTCAAAACTTACCTAGAAACTATATTGATACACTGGATACTGCTAGAAATTTTGCAAAAGCTGGTAATTATGAAGCGTTAAAACTTCTGTACGGTAATGTTCCAGATACACTTAGTCAACTAGTAAGAACAGCATTTATTGCTAGTAAGGATAAGTTTATTATAAGTGATTTTAGCGCTATTGAAGCACGAGTAATTGCTTGGTTAGCTGGTGAAGAGTGGGTCAACGAAGTATTCGCAACACACGGTAAAATCTACGAGGCAACAGCCAGTCAGATGTTTAATGTTCCGATTGATAAAATCTCAAAAGGTAATCCTGAGTATAGCTTAAGGCAACGTGGTAAAGTAGCAACATTAGCATTAGGATATCAAGGCGGAGAGTCAGCTTTAATAGCAATGGGAGCTGATAGAATGGGCCTTACTAGTGAAGAACTTACCGATATTAAGGTTCGTTGGAGAGAAGCTAATAAGAACATTGTCCGCTTATGGTATGCAGTTGGAGATGCTGTAATTCAAGTTATGAATGGCAACGGAACTCAATATGTAAGAGGTCTTGAGATTCAACGTGAATGGGATATGATGTACGGACTTGATTTTATATCAATTAAATTACCTAGTGGCCGCTCGCTTTATTATCCTAAGCCATTTTTAAAATTGAACCAGTTTGAAAAAGATGCACTTCATTATTATGGTGTTAACCAAACTACTAAAAAGTGGGAAGTTAACTCAACTTATGGAGGAAAGCTAGTCGAGAATATTGTTCAAGCAATAGCAAGAGATTGCCTAGCTGAAACATTATTAAGACTATACGAAAAAAATTATGACGTTGTAATGCATATTCACGATGAAGTGGTGATAGATGCTTACAATGATGAAAAACTAGAAGATGTAAATAATATTTTGGCAGAGCCTATTCCTTGGGCTCCTGGATTAGTGCTAAAAGGTGCTGGATTTGAGACTAAATATTATATGAAAGATTAAGAAAGGAGGTTAAAAAGTGCAAGCAAATAGATTATTAGGAATTGCTAAAGCAAATCACAGAAAAGCAACTATTTGGCAAAATACAGATATTAGTTGGCTTGACTTTGTAGAAACTTTAAAATCTCCTGTTAGAACTCAAGAGAAATATGATGAATTTCTCAAGATGAAAAAATCAGATCAAGATAATTTAAAAGATGTTGGGGGATTCACAGGCGCTAAGCTTTTAGATGGCCGAAGAAAAGCAACCAATATAATCAGTCGAGATGTTGTCTGTTTAGACCTTGATAATATTCAACCTAATATGACTGATGACATTCTTAAAAGAGTAGGTGCCTTAGGTTGTACAGCGGTTGTTTATTCAACTAGAAAGCACAGCAATTATACACCTAGATTAAGGGTATTAATTCCACTTGATGAGAGTTGTTCTCCAGATGAATATGAGCCAATAGCTAGAAAATTAGGTAGTTTGTTAGGAATTGAAAATTGTGATCCAACTACTTTTGAAGTTAACCGATTTATGTACTATCCATCATGTTCGGTAGATAGTGAGTACATATTCCAGTTTTATCCAGGTCAATTTTGTAGCCGTGTTGGTGTTCTTAATATGTATGCAGACTGGACTGACATTTCTACGTGGCCACACGTTCCTGGACAAGACACTAAACAAAAACAACTTTTGGCCAGACAACAAGATCCATTAACTAAAAATGGATTAGTTGGTTCGTTTTGTAAAGTTTATGATATCACAACGGCCATCCAAACTTTTATCCCTGCTTTGTATGAAGCAACGGCCACTCCTGATAGATATACTTTCACAGGAGGTAGTACTTCTGGAGGGGCTGTACTTTATGATAATAAATTCTTATATTCACATCATGCAACTGATCCCTGTTGTGGCCAACTTGTTAATGCTTTTGACCTAATAAGAATACACAAATTCGGTAATCTTGATGAGAACGTAAAAGAGGGAACTCCAGTAAGCAAATATCCATCTTACTCGGCCATGAAAAAACTAGCTCTTGAAGATGCTAATGTAGCAGCTTTGATGAATAGTGAAATGGTGGCCAACGCTAAAGATGTTTTTAAAATCGTAAGTAACGATGAAGAAAATAATCAAGCTGAAGATGAATTAAACTGGCTTTCTCAACTTGAAAGAAGCGAAGAAGGTAAAATTCAAAAGACTATTAATAATATAGTTTTAATACTGGAAAATGATCCAAACTTAAAAGATAAAATTGCGATTGATATTTTTAGTAATCGAGGATTAGTCTTTGGCCAACTTCCTTGGGATAAACATTATGACCCAAATAAAGATCTTAGAGATTGGTCTGAGGTTGACGATGCTTCCTTTTCTAGATACTTAGAAACAGTTTATAAAATAACGGGCCAGGATAAGCAAGATAAAGCATTGTTAATAGTAAGTGATGGTAATAGAATTAATTATGTTGAAAGATATCTAACATCGTTGCAATGGGACGGTGTGCCTAGAATAGATAATCTACTTATTGATTATTTCGGTGCAGCTGATAATGTATTTTCTAGAGAAGCTATTCGAAAAAGTTTAGTAGCTGCGGTGGCCAGGGCCATTATTGGTGGAGTTAAATTTGATGTAATGACAATTTTAGCTGGGCCACAAGGAGTTGGTAAGAGTACTTTCTTTTCTATATTAGGTAAAGAATGGTTTAACGACAGCTTACAAACTTTTGAAGGTAAAGAGGCTTCTGAACTTATCCAGGGAAGCTGGATTGTAGAAGTAGGAGAACTTACCGCAATGAACAGGCATGATACGAATGCAATCAAGCAATTCTTGAGTAAAAGAGAAGATATATACCGGGAAGCTTACGGAAGACGTACAAGCAAATATCCTAGAAGATGTGTTTTCTACGGGACATCAAACGATGATGAATTTTTAAAAGATCCAACTGGAAATAGACGTTTTTGGCCAATAGATATTTGTGTAGGTGAGATTAAAAAAAGCGTATGGGACGATTTACCAAAAGAGGTTGACCAGGTGTGGGCCGAGGCTTACGCATTATTTCTAATGGGTGAAAGCTTGCAACTTAGCAAGGAGGCCGAAGAGTTGGCCAATGTGGCACGGGAACACCATAAAGAATCAAACGCAAAAGAAGGTTTAATTCGTGATTATCTTGATAAACCTATTACTGAAAATTGGTATTCTCTTGATTCTAGTATGAGGAAAAATATTTTAGCTGGCGATTTTGATAAAGGAGCTAAAATGGTATTTAGGCAAAAAGTGTGTGCTGTTGAAGTATACGTGGAGTGCTTAAAAGGTGACTTACGATTTATGAAGAGAACTGATGCAAAAGAAATAAATCAAATAATTAGTAATATTGTTGGGTGGGTTAAGGATGAAAAAGCAACACGTTTTGGAAATTATGGCCCGCAAAAAGGATTTAAAAGAGTGTAACTTTAAATGTAACTTTGGGAAAAGAAAGTTACAAATCAAAAATCAGAATGTAACTTTGGTGTAACTTTGGAAAAATACAAAACTTTATTATATCAACGGTTTAGCCAACCTAGTGTAACTTTAAAAGTGGAAAGTTACACCTAAAGTTACACCTTATAAACGTTGATATAATAACTCTAATAAGGATTTTATATATTAATTTGTAACTTTAAAACCTATATATATTATAAAAATAAAGGAATTATAGAAAATATAGGATTATATAAATCTATAATATCTATAATATCTATGTTTTATATACTATATAGGGAAAATAAAGTTACAAGTTACAAATTAAAAATTTTAAAATTGAGAGATGATTTTGAAAAGTGGTAATGTTAGAAAAGCAAATTGAAAAATATTTAGTAAAAAAAATTAAAGATAAAAAGGGCCTGTGTTTAAAATTTGAATCTCCAGGATATTCAGGTGTGCCTGATAGAATTATTATTCTAAAAAATAAACCAGTTGCTTTTGTAGAATTGAAAAGGCCTGTTGGTGGCCGATATTCAGCAAGGCAAAAATTAGTAGAGAGAGATTTTAATAAGTTAGGCCAAAAAGTTTACAAGGTAAAAAATAAAGAAGAGGTAGATAAGTTAGTAGAGGAGTTGATAACGTGAGAGATTTTATTCCGCATAAATATCAATTAACAGCAATTAATCATGTAATCAATGTTCCAAAATGTGGACTATTTCTTGATATGGGATTAGGTAAGACAGTATCAACATTAACAGCAATTAAGGAATTAAAATACAATAGATTTCAAGTTAACAAAGTGTTGATTATTGCACCGAAGAAAGTGGCCGAGGGAACATGGTCGAAGGAAAAAGATAAATGGAATCATACAAAAGATTTTAGAGTAAGTCTAGTGTTGGGAAGTCAGCAAAAGAGAATTAAAGCTTTAAGTGTAAATGCAGATTTATATATTATCAACCGTGAAAATATTCCCTGGTTAGTTGATTATCTTAGAAATGATTGGTATTTTGATACAGTTGTAATTGATGAAAGTAGTAGTTTTAAAAATAGTCAAAGTAAGAGATTTAAAGCTTTGAAAATGGTACTACCTAAAATTAATAGGTTGATTGAGTTAACAGGAACTCCTAGCCCAAATGGTGTGGAGGACTTATGGGCCCAAATATATTTACTTGATCAAGGTGAAAGATTAGAGAAATATATCACTCATTTTAGAAATAGATATATGGAGCCGAATAAGAGAAATAGAAGTCAAATTTTTGATTATAAAGCAAAAGATGGTGTGTATGATCATATCATAAATAAAATATCCGATATTTGTATAAGCATGAAATCTGAGGACTATTTAGAACTTCCCGATTTATCTTACAATGAGATTCCTGTTGTGTTAAATGATAAAGCTAGAAAAGACTATGACAAAATGGAACGTGATTTTGTCCTGGAGCTAGAAGAAGCAGAAGAGGATATAACAGCAGTAAATGCAGCCGCATTATCAAATAAACTATTACAAATAAGTAATGGTGCGGTATATGATAATTCAGGAATTTACACAGAAGTGCATAATGCGAAAATAGATTCATTCCTTGAGTTGGTAGAAAGTTTGCAAGGGCGAAGTCTTTTGGTGTTTTACAACTTTCAACATGACAAAGAACGAATTAAGAAAGCTTTAGAAAAAAGCAATTTAGTAGTTAGTGAATTGAAAACTACACAAGACGAAGATGATTGGAACGATAGAAAAATAGATATTCTTTTGACACATCCAGCAAGTGCTGCTTATGGCCTTAATTTGCAAGAAGGTGGAAATCATGTGTGTTGGTTTGGTTTGACATGGAATTTAGAACATTATCAACAAGCTAACAAGCGACTGCACAGACAAGGACAAAAAGAAAAAGTAATTATTCATCACTTAGTAACGCAAGATACGAGAGATGAAGATGTAATGCGAGCATTAGACAGTAAGGCGGATGTTCAAGAGGAAATATTACAAAGCTTGAAAGCTAGAATTAGAAAAGTTAAAGAAGGTAAGTAGAAATGAATAAACTTCAGACAATAATGGATAATCAAAAAATAACAGATCAAGAACTGTATGAAAAATCTGGAGTACATTTCAACACTATTAGATTAATCAGGACAGGAGTGTTTAAACAACCTCGATTTTCAACGTTACGAAAACTAGCGAAAGTGTTGGGTTGTACTCCAAAAGACATAGGAGGTTAACATAGTGAAAGATGAAGCAACATTAGGTTTTAAACTATTCTTTTTGGGAATAGTGTTAGGAACAATACTGATGGCAAGCAACTCATTTGTTTTAAAGAAAGAAAATGAAGAATTGAGAATTGAAAAAAACAAACTAGAACACCGATTAATAGAACTGGATTATAAACAAGCAGAACAAACTAAAAAAATAGCAGAATTGAACGGAATTGGAGGATAAGGAATGCTGAAAGAAATATGGGATAACATAGAGAAAATATTAATCACATTATCAATGTTGTTGACAATGTTTACAGCAGGTTTGATATTAGGAGTATATGTTTCAAGTGAAAATATTGAAAAATTGTCAACTGAAAATATAAGGCAATATCAGACAATTCAGCAACAAAAAGAAAGAATTAGAGAATTACAAGAATTTAAACAGTTGAAGGAGATTTATGGGTAATGGCGTTAGGTAAAAGTACACAAGAGTTTATTAATGCAAGTATATTAGAAATTACAGTAGACACAAATGGATATCAAGGAGGGGATGCCAGTCGCGGTGGTTTTCTAAAAGTTGAGTTTAAAAACTTAGGAGCAACAAATTGGGAATGTAATGTGGATGGGTATTTTGAAAAAGAAAGAATAAACCTGCCAAAAAGTGTTGAATTGATTTTCAGAGGGGATTCAGAAATTGAGAATTTCTATGAAAGTATCAAACACATTAAAGAATATCTAGATAAAAAATTAGAAAGAGGTAAATAATGATTAATAGAGTAATAACATTTAAAAGCACATCTGAATTGTTAGCTGATAAAATTAATAATTTTATTAAAAATAAATTAAATGAAGATGAATACGTTATTGATATTAAATATATCAAAGATGGTAAACAATATAAACGTGATGAAAGTGGAAAAATCGAATTTGAAACTTTTGTAACAGCTAATGTACATATAAGAGGTAAAAACTAATGAAGCAACCAAAAGTATATATTAAAAGATTAGATAGAGTGTTAGAAGTAGAGTCAATTAGATTTGATACTAAAGTAGTTGAAATTTACGATGAAGCAGCATCTAGATATCGTTACTGTGATTTTGATGAAGTTGCATTTATTTACGGTACTGGTTTTAAAGATAAAAACGGAAAAGAAATTGAAAGTGGAGATATTTTGAAAACAGAGTTTGAAGATGTTTTTACTATAAAATTTAATAATGTTTATGGTTTTTGTGCAGTTGATGAAGATGATAAATATTGGTTTGCAGATGAAAATCTAATGTATGAACTTAGAGAAGCATTATCGAAAAGTGAAGTAATTGGTAATATTTACGAGAAAAAAGAATTGTTGGAGGAATAGCGATGACTAACAGAATATATTTAACGTTAAAATATAAAGATGCTCAAATTATAAAACATGCATTACAAGAATATCTTAAGAGATCCGATGTGAAAAATGAAACAGATATTGAAGAAGAAACCGTGCTTCTTAAAAGCATCGAGAAAGAAGTGAATCTGTTTAAAAGCAAGAATAGAATTAAGTAAGAGGTAAAAGAGTATGGATGAATTAATGAAAAACATTGTTGAAAAATTAAATTTAAGTATAGATAAAGCACCAGAAATATATGAGGGGTTAAAAAAACAGTATGTTATATATGATACTTGTAATACGATATTAGAAATATTATTTTTTATTGTAATGATAGGTTTTATGTTAGGGGTTATTTTTGGGCAAGAGGAAATAATTTCAAGAAAAAATCTAAAATCGATGGGAATAGCAGTAATAACATTAATTATCATTGGAATAGGGATTTTAATATTCAGAAATATTAATACTCCGGATATAGTGTTTTTAAAAGGAATGATGGGGAGGTAAGACATGGAATTAAAATCAATGTTTATAATCGACATTCTACTTTACATCATAGGTATATTTTTTAGTATTTCACTAGTATCTGTAATGGTGTTTATGGTAGTTGCTTTGAAGAGATATATTAACTGGAGGAAGTAATGGTGTTAAATAGACAAGAAAGACAAACAAATCAGAAAAAGAAATTTTTATCAAAATTATGGTATATTAAGCGTTTAATAGCTTCTAACGAAGAGAAGATTAAAGACAGAAGATCCATGTTAAAACATAATATTAAACCTATTGACTATGCAAAAGAACAAATAAAAGGTGGTAACAAATATAGTTGGGATAATTTAATTTATGAAATCGATAATTTAGAACGTGAAATTATTGATAATACTGTAGAGCTTGTTAAGACAGAAAGAGAAATATTCGACTGTATTAAAAACGTTGAAGATTTGCAATATAGATTATTATTACAATATAGATATTTCGATTGTAAAGATTGGTTAGAAATTGATCACTTATTAAAAATTGAGGCTAATACGAGAAACAGAAAACATTCCGAAGCGCTAAAAGCTGTTAAAATTGACAAGTTTTTTCAAAAAGTAAAAAAAGATAAAACAAAGTAAAAGGAGATAAACAAAAGTAAGTAGGTAAGTGCTATAATAGTAATATAAGATTTTAGGTAGAGGACTCCAAGAGATTGTTATTAGTTAGATTTTTTATAAGTAGATGTGTACCGTAAACTTTTTATTTTTTTTTCATAGTATTAAATCTCTACCTAAAATCGCCTATCAAATTTACTCCCTAGACAGTTTAACGACTGTCTTTTTATTTTGCCTGAAATGGAGGTGGAAAATTGGCGAAATTGACAACTAAACAAAAAGAATTTGCTGATGAGTACATCTTAAGCGGAAATGCGATGCAGTCAGCAATTAAAGTAGGATATAGTATAAATTATGCAAAATCACAAAGTCACAAATTGTTGGAAAATGTAGGAATAAAATCTTACATCGATGAACGGATGAAAGAGATTGAATCTAAGAAGACAGCAACGCAGCAAGAAGTTCTTGAATATTTAACCTCTGTAATGAGAGGAGAACAGCGAGAACAAACGTTAATAGGAATGGGACAAGGTTTTCAGGAAACAACTTATATTGATGTTAGTGCGAAAGACAGAATTAAAGCTGCAGATATCCTAAATAAAATCCATCAAGCACGGGAAGAGAAAAGTGCAACCGCTTCTGAAAACATCATAATTGTTGACAGGTGGGAAGATGACTAGGTTTGATGTTCAAAAGAATGTGAATCCACATTTCAAAGATGTTTGGCTTTCTAAAGTACCTTACAATGTGCTAAAAGGTGGTAGGAACAGCTTTAAATCATCTGTAATAGCTTTAAAATTAGTCAAAGATATGTCAAAAATGATAGCTAAAGGTGAGAAAGCTAATGTAGTTGTTATCCGAAAAGTAGCAAATACTATTCGAGATAGTGTCTTTAATAAAATTAATTGGGCCATAAACATGTATGGATTAACCGATTCATTTAAAAGTACAGTATCTCCGTTTAAAATTACACATAAAGGAACTGGATCAAGCTTTTATTTCTATGGCGCAGATGACTTCCAAAAGTTAAAATCAAATGATATTAATAATATTATTGCTGTATGGTATGAGGAGGCTGCCGAGTTTGACAGCCAGGAGGAATTCGACCAAACTAACATTACTTTTATGCGACAAAAACACCGATTAATACCTTTTGTGCAATTCTTCTGGAGCTACAATCCACCTAGAAATCCTTATGCATGGATTAATGAGTGGAGCGAAGAAATGAAAACCGTTGAAAATTATCTAGTGCATGAATCAAGTTATTTAAACGATGAATTAGGATTTGTTACTGATCAAATGTTAGCAGATATTAACAGAATAAAAGAAAATGACTATGAATATTATCTATATATTTATTTAGGTGAACCAGTGGGAATTGGGAATAATGTCTACAACATGGCATGTTTTCATCCATTACAGGAATTACCTAGCAATAATAAAATCATGGGAATATCTTATGCATTAGATACAGGACACCAACAAAGTGCGACAGCGTGTGGAGCTTATGGCATTACTGCTAAAGGGAATGTGATCTTATTGGATACTTTCTATTATTCACCAGCAGGAAGAGCTGTTAAAGCTGCGCCTAATGATTTAACTATTATGATTAATGATTTTATTTCTAGCGTGCAAGAACTGTATAATGTGCCAACTATTAGATTAACAATAGATAGTGCAGAGGGAGCGTTAAGGAATCAGTACTTTAAAGATTTTGGGATTAGATGGAATCCAGTAGCAAAAAGAAAAAATCAAACTATGATTGATATGGTTGTAAGTTTATTAGCGCAAGGAAGATTTTTTTATTTAGATAATGAAAACAACAAAATTTTTATCGAAGAGCATAAAATGTACAGGTACGACGAGAAGACCATCAAGACACCTGAACCAAAAGTAATCAAAGAAGATGATCACACAGTCGATGAATTTAAGTATTTTGTTTTAGATAATGCAAAATTATTAGGATTAAAAGTATAGGAGTAACAAGAATGGGGCTTATACAAATTATTAAGAATTTTTTTAAAAGGAGCAAGTACACCATGCAAGGTAGTTTAACAAGCATATTAGACCATCCGAAGATAGTTGTATCTTCAGAAGAATACAACCGAATAAAAAACAATTTAACATACTTCCAGAGTAAGTTTAGCGATGTTACCTACCTTAACACGGATGGAGAACAGCGCACAAGGAAGTTTAATCACTTACCATTAGCAAGAACAGCTTGTAAAAAGATAGCAGGTTTAGTTTATAATGAACAGGCAGAGATCACAGTTGATAATGAAACAATTAATGAGTTTGTTAACGATATTCTTTTAAATGACAGATTTAACAAGAATTTTGAACGATATCTTGAGAGTTGTTTAGCGCTAGGTGGAATGGCAATGAGGCCTTATTTTGATGGTAAAACTATTAAGATAGCATTCATTCAAGCACCAGTATTTTTACCGCTTCAGAGCAATATGCAAGATGTTAGCAGTGCTGCAATTATTACTAAATCAGTTAAAAGTCAAGGTAAAACTAATACATATTACACCTTAATTGAGTTCCACGAGTGGAATAATGATGATTTAACGATAACTAATGAGCTGTATAAATCAAACAACGCTGATACAATTGGTAGTCAAACGTTGTTAAGTGAATTGTATGAGAATCTTGAAGAAAACATTGTGATTAAAGGATTAAGTAGGCCGTTATTTACTTACTTAAAAACACCTGGAATGAACAACAAAGATATTAACAGTCCATTGGGGTTATCGATATTTGATAATGCGAAAACAACGATTGATTTCATTAATAGAACATATGATGAATTCATGTGGGAAATAAAGATGGGACAAAGAAGAGTAGCTGTTCCAGATGGTTTAACAAATATGACATTTCAGGCTGGAAAAGATAATAAGTTCGTAACAAAACGAAGATTTGAAACTGATCAAAATGTGTTTGTTCAAATTGGGGGTGGAATTGATGATAATAAAATCGTTGATTTAACTACACCTATTAGAGCTGATGATTACATTAAAGCCATTAACAAAGGATTAGCTATGTTTGAAATGCAAGTTGGAGTTAGTGGTGGAATGTTTAGTTTTGATGGTAAAACGATGAAGACAGCAACAGAAGTCGTTAGTGAAAACTCAGATACATTCCAATTAAGAAACAGCATTGTATCGTTAGTGGAACATTCAATTAAAGAGCTTGTAGTATCAATTTGTGAATTAGGTAAAGCGCACGGAATATATAGCGGTGAAATACCTAAGTTAGAAAATATTTCAGTTAACCTTGATGATGGAGTGTTCACAGATAGAAACGCAGAACTTGATTATTGGGTAAAAGCATTAGCAAGTGGAATTGTTAGTAAGCAGTATGCCATTTCTAAAGTATTAGGGGTGACTGATGAAGAAGCAAGCAAGATGTTAAATGAGATTAATGAAGAAGTACAACCGAACCTAGATGAAACTGATGAGGTAATCTATGGAGATAAAGAATAATGATGGTAATTATTGGATAAAGTCAAAAGAAGTAGAAGGTTTATTCCATGAATTATCCATGGAAATGATGAAGAACATAGTTCGAAGACTAAAACAACGTGGAACAGCTGATTTAATCGATAATCCCTATGTTTGGCAGTTAGAAAAACTAAACGATATGCATTTAATCACAGAAGAAAATGTTAAGTTGATTTCTAAATATAGTGGGGTTGCAGAGGAGGTATTCAGAGATGTAATAGCTAATGAGGGCTTTAAGATATACCAAGATAGCCACCAACAATTGGCACAGGCTCTAAAATCCGATGCAACTCCTAATCCTTTAGTTCAAGATAGTCTTAATTCATTAGCTAAGCAAACGATGTTTGAAGTTAATAATCTAATCAATACTACAATGCCAAAAGCACTACAAAAGAATTACAAGCAGACATTAGAAAGTGCAGTAGCTGGAGTAGTCTCTGGAACTAAGTCTCATGAAAAAGCATTATCAGAAGCGGTTTTAAAAATGTATGAGCGAGGATTTACAGCCTTTAGAGATAGAGGAGGAAGAATATGGACGGTTGAGCGATATGCAAAAACTGTAATCAGAACTACAACTTTCAGAACTTATCGAGAAATGAGAGAAAGGCCTGCAGATGATTTAGGGATAGATACTTATTATTACAGTGCCAAATCTAGTGCTAGAGAGTTATGCGCACCGTTACAACATCAGATAGTAACTAAAGGAGTTGCAAGGACAATTAACGGTGAACGGGTGTTAAGTTTACCAGATTATGGATATGGAAGCCCAGGAGGTTGTTTAGGAATAAATTGCGGACACTATCTGACACCTTTTGTAGTTGGTGTTAATTACAAGCCAGAATTACCAGAATATTTGGAGAATCTAACCGAGGAACAAGCAAAACAAAACGCTTTAGATAAAGCAAGGTTGAAAGCTTTTGATCGTGAGATTAGAATTAACAAGGATAAGCAAATACTAGCTAAAGAATTAGGAGATAAAGAACTACAAGCTAAGCTTAAACTTAAAGAAAAAACATTCAAAACTGGAAGAAAAAGTCTTATAGAAAAAAATCCAACTGTAATTGGAAAATATCCTCAAAAAGTGCTTACTAAAGGGGATGAAAAGGTGTATAATAAAGGTGTAGATATAAAAATAGACAAGTTTACAAATTGTCTTGAAGATAAGAAAACTGGCAAAGAAATAAATACTGAAATTAAACCTTATAAACCGAAATCTAAAGATTTACAAGGATGGAAATTCGACTGGACAAAGGAAACAGATTCGAATATTTCAGCTCTATATCTTGAAAATGATAAAGTAATTCAAGGTTTAATAGCGACAAGATTAGATAGCAGTTCAAATGCAGTGTATGTAAAATTAGTGGAAACAGCACCACACAATTATGGAAAAGATGGTGAATACGCTGGTGTTGGTGCACATTTATTTGCACATGCTTGTAAAGAAGCTAAAGATAATAATTTCGATGCTGTGTATTTCGATAGTAAAACTAAATTGAAGGACCATTATGCAAAAACATTAGGAGCTACTGTTCTTTTTGGAGACCGTATGATAATAGAAGATGAAGCCTTCAATTATTTAATTAAAAAATATTATAAGGAGTAACTTTTATGATTGAAGACAAATTACTATATAAGTTCGATGAACATGCAACAGATAGTAGATATACAGCATCTGAAAATCTTTATCCTGATCTTGACATGGGAAAATTAAGTGAATATATAAAAAAGAATAATTTAAGATGGAAAGACTTGACTGAAGAAAAAATAAATGAAATTTTAAGCACTTAGTAAATTTTTACTAGGTGTTTTTATTATACCCAAAATGGAATTAAACCGTTTAATTTCCATTTTCAATATAAAAATACAATTCAAAATGGAAAATTTGGTTGATTTTTCCATTTTCGTCCTAAGCATGACGTTAAAAGGCTTATTTTTTATGCCTTGCGCGGTGTAATAGTGCTAAAAATTTAGTCTACAGGACGTAAAACGAAAGGAGCTTAAATTATGAGCTTAAAACGAGATATGTTAATCGAAGCAGGAGTAACAGATAAGGACGCAATCGATAAAATCATGCAAGCGTACGGTGCAGGGTTGGAGAAAGCGAAGCAACAAGTGAAGTTAGAACTAACTGCTGAGAATGACACATTAAAAGCACAACTAGAATCACAAAAAACTAAACTTGAAGATTTAACTAAAAGTAATGAAGCTAATTCAGATGTTAAACAGGCGTTAGAGAAATTACAGGAAGAATACAACCAATTCAAGGTAGATAGTGATAACAAGTTGGCACAAATCAATAAAACAAATGCTATCGCATTAGCATTAAAAGATGTTAAGGCACATGATAGCGACGTTCTAATGAAACTTATCGATGTAGATAAGGTTGAGTTAGGAGATGATGGGAAGCCTAAACTTGATGAGGTGGTTAATTCGTTAAAAGAAAGTAAGCCTTTCTTATTTGAACAAGAACAACAACCAACTACACCTCAGATTACAGTTGGTGGCAACCCTAACGGAAACGGAACAGCAGGTGTTGACCCGTTCCAAGCAATTTTAGACCAATATACACAATAAGAAAGGAATTTTAAAAATGACAACAAACAATAACAATTTACCAGTACGTCAGTACGCACCACAATATAGACAAATGCTATCAACGATTTTCAACGTACAAAAAGCATTCGCAGGAGTATTAGCTCCAATTCAAACATTAGACGGAGTACAATTTAATTCTAAGGCTTTCTTAGTTAAAACTAACGCTACACCAGTAGTAGTTGGAACTTACAACCCAGATTCAACAAAAGTATTTGGAGCAGGAACTGGAACAGGAAGCCGTTTTGGAGAATTAAAAGAAGTAATCTACCAAGATACAGAAGTAGGTTACGATTACACATTAGCAATTCATGAGGGAATCGACCGCTACACAGTAAATAATGACTTAAATGCAGCAGTAGCAGACCGTTTAAGATTACATTCTGAAGCACAAACTAGAGAAGTTAACAAGAGAATTGGAAAATTCTTATCAGCAAATGCTGGAGAAACAAAAGAGCTTGCTAAACTTGATGAAACTAATATTCAGAAGTTATTTAATCAAGTAAATGTTTACGTGACTAATACTGAAATCAACGCACCAATCAAATGTTATATCAGAGCGCAAGTTTATAACGCCATTATTGATATGGCTTCAACTAACAAATCAAAAGGTTCAAATATAAATATTGATACTAATGGATTAGTAAAATATAAAAACATTGAATTAATTGTAGTACCTGAACAATATTTTGAAAATAATGTTGTTGCAATCTTCTCTCCAGATGGAATTGTAATTCCATTCATCGGAATTGAAACTGCTAGAACAGTAGAAGCTGAAGATTTTGACGGTGTAAAACTTCAAGCTGCTGCTAAAGGTGGTACATTCGTTCTTGACGATAACAAGAAAGCAATCATTAAAGTTACAAGCGCTACACCGTTAGCATAATAGGAGGAAATAAAGATGGTTAAATATTTAGTAAACAGAGATTTTACAGATAAAGATACTTATGAGCAAGTATCTAAAGGTACAGAACTGGATATCACAGAAAAACGTGCAGAAGAAATTATCCGTTCATTAGGTGAGGGAGCCTTAACTAACCTAGAAAAAGTAAAAGAGGAAGTTAAAGAAGACACTCCAACATCTACTCCAGTAGAAGAGAAAAAAGAAACTAAAGAGGTTGAATAATTCAGCCTCTTTTTAGGAGGTTAAACAATGAGTTATTTAACTTTGGAAGAATACAAAGAATTAGGTTTTGCAGAGATTGAAGAATTTTCAGAATTAAAACTAAAGGCAGAAATGGCAGTAGATTTATATACAAATTACTTTTATCAAAATAATAATTTAGAAGATGATTTTCCACCACGTAAGAAAGCTGTAAAGCTTGCTATTGCTAATCAAATACGCTACTTAAATGAAACTGGAATACTTACTGCTGAAGATAAACATTCATTAGGTAGTTTGAGTATTGGAAGAACTACTGTTAATTATGGCAGTAGTGGAAGTAGTCCAGCTAAAATTGAAGCTAGTAAGTATAATTTAGCGTTAGACACTATGAACCTACTTAAAAGCGTTGGTTTCGGTTATAGAGGTGTTTGCTATGATAGATAAACGCTTTTTAACTGATACTGTAACTGTAAGTTTGGCAGGAGAAAAAGACAAATGGGGAAAGATCACTTTTAAAGAACCGTTTGAAATAAAATTCGTTCGGTTTGATAGAAGTTCTTTAGATAAGACCACAAACACGCAAAGCTTAACAAATATCACAAGGAACAAATCGGGAACCTTATTTATTTATCCTAAATTTAATAATGTTGTTGTTAATGATAGTTGGTTACAAGCTAAAATCACAGACCAACACGGAGAATACAAGGTAATTAGTTTTGAAACTAATTATTTAGGAAATAAAGTATTCTCTTATGAGTTAACGGTGATTTAGATGTCGCTAAAAGTATCTTATGATTTATCACCTATGGAGAAGAAATTCGGACCAGGTAATATTAAAAATGCCAGGATAATGGTAGCTAATCAAGTTGTTATTGACAGTGAAAACTATGTGCCAAGTGATGGTAAAGGAATTTTAAGAGGAACTGGACACGAAGATAACGGTAGCGCCATTTGGGGGACGGTATATGCTAGAGCACAATTCTATGGTACAAATGGAATCGTTAGATTCAGAAAATATACAACCCCTGGTACTGGTAGCAAATGGACTGAAAAAGCTTCTAATAGCAAGATGAAAAATTGGGAAGAAGTAGCTAAGAAAGGATTAGGAATAAGATGATTAATAACATTGATTTTCAAGATGTACTTTGTGATTATATTAATTCTTTAAATTTGCCACTTGTAGCTAGATTAGATTATTTCATTGAATCAGATGATTTAGTGGTTAATTTAATTGCAGGTGGTAAGGTAGAGCGATTATTTATGGATGGAACACAAGAAATTAGTTTACCTTTTGAAATTGCCATAAAATGCATGGACAACCAAAAAGCTAACTCTATCTTGTGGACTATCCACACCGCACTATCTGAATTTAATTTGCAATTACCTAGTGCAAACAATACTTATCGCTTCTTAGGACTAGAGGTTGGAAAGCCTGCAGTTAATGGACGTGATGAGCAAGATTACTTTATCTATACTTTACGTATAGTATCAAAAATTGAAATTGAAGGAGATTTATTAAATGGCTAGACAAAAAAACGCATTGAGAAAACATTTTGTAGCACCTTTTAATAAGGCGAACGCTACAACAGCACCAACAAAAGAACAGTACAAACTGTTAGCAAAATATATTAAAACTGTTAACGATGAAACAGATGAAGATACTGACGATGTAGCATGGTACGATGGAGATGGTACACCAGAGGAAACTGTAAAATCAGTTAAAGCTGGGTTCTCATTCGAGGGGAACTTCGATGTAGAAGATGACGCACAAAAACTAATCGCTGACCTTAGATATAAGGTTGGAGATGATAGAAAAGTATGGTTCAAAGTAGTGTCTTCAGATGGTAAGACAGCGTGGGAAGCAGTAGCAATCGTATCTAAGATTAAAGCTGGAGACGGTGACGCAAGTGACTTTGAAAACTTTGAATGTACGATTAAATGGACAACATTGCCAAAACAAACAGCAGTAGCATAATTTAGGAGGATTTAAGCATGGTAGTAATTAAGAAATTTGAAAATGTAATTCCAGTTGATTTTGGAGAGTTTGAATTAAAGTTTGTAACTAGTGATGAAAATATTCTGAAACTAGCGAACGTAGAAGAAAAAGCAGGTGTAGTTAAAGATAAGATTGGAGAACTAAAAGGAACAACAGAAGATATTAAATTAATCTATGATTTAGCTAAAGAATTATGGGTTGAGTTATTCGATGAAGAAACTTTTGAGAAAGTTTATAATCTTTATAACAAATCTTGTATGCCAACGTTACTAGCGGTATTTCAAACGCTATTTGGGATAACTCAAGAATTAGGAAGCAGTTATTCTCCAGATAAGCTGATTAAGTATCTAAATATCGACCATGCTTAATTTAGCTTACAAATTAGAAGATGAATTAATCGTTGGTAGTGAAGTTTATAAGCTTAATCTTAGCTTTGATAATGTAATTAGGTTGTTTGATATGCTTAATTCTAGTGATCTTGAAGATTTTCAGAAACCACACTTTGCAATGATAATGTTAACAGGTGAATCATTTGAGAAATACTCAATTGAGGACGTAGAATTATTTTTAAAAGAAATTATAAAAGAGCATATCAAAAATAAGGAGTTTAATTCAGTAGAATATGATTTAGCTGGTAATCCTATGCCAGTTAAGGAAATAGAAGAAGAACAGGAGCAATTATATAGTTTGAAATACGACTCAGACTATATTTTTGCTTCTTTTTTACAAGCGTATAATATTGATTTAATAGAAATGCAAGGTAAATTGCATTGGAGAAAGTTTAATGCCTTATTAAATGGACTTCCAGAAAATACTAAATTTATGGAAGTTGTAAAGATTAGGTCTTACAAACCAGAAAAACATGATAGTCCTGAATATAAGGAAAGCATGCGAAAACTACAACGTCAATATGAACTTCCTATCAATGATTGATTTAAAAGAAAGGAGGTTAATATATGGCAGAGGGAAAAGTTAAAATAGATGTTGACTTGAACGAGAAAGGCGCCACCTCTGGAATCGGACGGTTAAAAAGTGCCTTAAACGGTCTTGAAAGTGCTGGAACAAAGGCAGGTTCAGTCTTTAAAAGTGTGTTAGGAGCAAATCTAGTAAGTGCTGGAATAAGTGCAGGTATTAGTGGTATTTCTAACGGTATTCGAGGAATGGTAACTGAATTAAACAGTTCAGCTAAGGCCTGGAAAACTTTTGAAGGCAATATGTCGATGATTGGTAAGTCTAAGGAAGAAATCGCACAAGCTAAGGGCGTTATGCAAGACTACGCCACCAAGACTATTTACAGTGCTTCAGATATGGCACAAACCTATTCGCAGTTAGCAGCAGTAGGGATAAAAGAAACTGATAAGCTTGTAACTGGTTTTGGTGGTTTAGCAGCAGCGGCAGAAAATCCTAAGCAAGCGATGAAGACTCTATCACAACAAGCCACCCAGATGGCGGCGAAGCCAAAAGTAGCGTGGCAAGACTTTAAATTGATGATGGAGCAAACCCCAGCAGGTATGGCGGCAATTGCCAAGGGAATGGGGATGTCACTTGATGAACTTGTTAAGGGCGTTCAAGATGGAAAAATCAAAACAGAAGATTTTTTCAACGCCATTAAAAAAGTAGGTAACAATGATAGCTTTTCTAAAATGGCAACTGAATTTAAAACTATAGATCAAGCCATCGATGGAGCAAAAGAAAGTTTAGCTAATAAACTTCAGCCAGCTTTTGAGAAAGTGAATAAGTTCGGAATTAAAGCTATTTCAGGTATTGCAGACGCACTAGACAAAGTAGACTTTGGGAACTTTGCTGAAAAGTTAGGTAGTTTCTTAGAAAGTATCGATATTGATGGAGTAGTTAATGGAATAGCTACTTCAATTAAGAATGTTGTTACAGTGGCTAAGGAACTATGGAAAGGGTTGAATGATAGCGGAGCAGTAAGTGCCGTTATTAGTGCATTTAACAACGTTCAAAAGGCAGTAACTAAGCTTGTTACAGCTTTGTCAAATAGTGGGGCAATTAGCACCTTTGCACATGCTTTAGGTTTAGTTGTTAATGTGGTAGCTAAAGTGATTAGTGGTTTTGCTAAATTAATAGCTTCACTCCCACCTAGCGTGATTAGTGCTATTGCTTATTCATTATTAGGAATTGTAGGTTCACTTAAAGCTATCAAGTTGGCAACTAAAGGAATTGATTTAATTAAGGGGTTAAACCCGTTTAAATTATTCAAGAAAAACGCTACTGAATCCTTAGATGAAGTAACAAAGAAAGCTAGAAGTTCTAAAAGTACTTTATCACAAATATTTGGTGGTTTTGGCAAATTGTTAGAATCAGCAGGTAAAGGGATAGCAACAAGTGCCAAGGGAATTGGTACTGGTATTAAAACAGCATTGAGCGGTGTTCCGTCCGTTCTTACTGCTTTAGGTACTGGAATTTCAACTGCTGCACAAGGTATAGGAACTGGACTTGCTATTGCTTTTAAAGGTTTAGGAAGTGCCATTGCAATGGTTCCACCTCCAACGTGGCTTGCATTGGGTGGAGCTATTCTTATGGTGTGTGCTGGACTTGCACTTTTAGGAACTCAAGGAGATGGAGTTGCTAAGGTCTTTCAAGCCTTAGGAAGTGCCGTGTCACAAGTTATTCTTGCATTAGGAACTGGCTTATCAGCCGTTTTAGTTTCGTTAGGTAGTGTTATTCAATCAGTTGGACTTGCTATTAAGTCAGTATTCGAGGGAATTGGATCTGTAATTCAATCTGTAGGTACTGCCATTAAGTCGGTACTCGAGGGATTAGGTTCAGCCTTTACTGGTTTTGGTAACGGAGTAAGACTGGCTCTTGAGGGAGTTGGTACTGTAATTACTTCGGTTGGTACTGCTATTCAATCAGCCTTGCAAGGAGTGGCGAGCATTATTGATTCAGTTGGTAATGCTATTAAGTCAGCTCTTGAGGGTGTAGGTTCCGTGATTGAATCAGTAGGTAATTCAATAAAATCAGTATTAGAGGGTGTTGGAACAGCTTTTGAAAAATTCGGTAACGCAGTTAAAACTGTGTGTGATGGAATTAAAGAAGTTATTGATTCAATCGGTAATTCAATAAGAACAGTACTTGATGGAGTGGCAAATGTTATTCAAAGTATAGGAGAATCAGCAGAAAAAGCAGGTAATGGATTTAGATTATTTGCGGAGGGGGTTAAAACTCTTGTTGATTTAAGTTTAGGTGATTTAGTTGCTACATTAACAGCAACGGCAACTGGAGTAGGTGCAATAACGGCTCACGCTGGAGAAATGACAACGGCTGGGGCAGGAATGCAAACTATGGCAAGTGGATTATCAATGTTAGGTCAAGCAGCAACTTCTGTTCAAGGGGCATTTACTGCCTTACCTACATTAATCACAAGCTTAACTACTTCATTAAATGCCTTACCACCTATCTTGATTACAACTTCAACAGCCGTTCAATTATTTAGTACTAACATCACTACTTCACTAGCTGGACTTATGACTGCCAGCGGTTCAATCAGTGCTTTCAATACTCAAATAACAAGCATTGGAACAGCAGTAAGTTCTGTTACTGTATCGATTAGTGCATTTGGTGTTGTGCTTTCAAGCTTAGCAGTAAGTTTTGGTACAACTTCAGCTTCAATTGGAGCATTAACTGGTGTAGTTAGTGGCTTAACTAGTGCATTATCACAAGTAGGAAGTACAGCAACTAGCGTAGCAGGTCAGATTAATCAGATAGGTACTTCGATTTCATCAGTTGGAGCGACAGTATCTGGTATGGTTGCAAGCATTAGTGGAGCGATGAACGGGTTAGCTAGTGCCATTTCTTCGGCTATGAATAGTGCCTTAGGATCTATTCAAAGCACATGCCAACAATTTGTGTCTACTCTTCAACAAACAGCCTCACAAATGGCACAAGAAGGACGTAGAGCAGGTGAAGAAGCAGGAAGAAATATTGCTGATGGGTTAAGAAGTAACGAGGGTAACGTTCGTTCAGCGATGGAAAGTATCAAGAATACTGTTCAAAGCGTAGGTCAAAGCATTGTACCAGTTGCTTATAACGTTGGAGCACAGGTAAGTAATGGAGTTGCTCAAGGTATGTATTCGGCTTTAGGTGCGGTTACTGCTGCAGCTAATGCAATTATTAACGAGGTTGATAGAGCGTTGAGAGCTAAGGCACAAATCCACTCACCATCGAGGCTTACTGATAAAAAAACAGGTCGCCACTTAACAGGAGGGGTTGCTCAAGGTATGGTTAAAAACATGCCAGTATTAGATAAAGCGTTCAGCGTTTATCAACGTGCAATCGACAAATTCAAACCTAACTTTGTACCTGAGAACATGTTAAGTTTTAAAGGTGTACCATCATTTGCAACAGCAGGTGGAAGTAGTAACAACGTTACTAACAACAAAACAAGCAACTTTGGAGCGTTGCTACACATAGAGAATTTAAGTACAAATTCTGAAGAAGATGTTCGTAAACTATACGAACAAATAAAATTCTTAATTAAGGAGGAGAAAGACAGATTATGATAACTAAATATATCCTTTACAATCAACTAAATACAAAAGAATTAGGATTAAGATTAGTAGATGAAATAGAACTGGAATCTTCTTCTCAAACTGTAGATTTAGTTGAAATAGACGGTGTTAATGGTGCGAAAATCAAAGATAATAAACGGTTGAAAGTAGTTGAACGTACTTTCCCATTTAAAATCTATGATGAAAAAGCTGACATTCAAAACATAATCAATAAATTAAATGATTATCTTATCAATATAAAGCCAAAATGGTATGATTTTGGCTTGAGTTGGGATAATGAATATCTTTATAAGGCGTACTTTTATGAAACGTTTAAAATTGAGGGAACATTAACAAGCAAGAAAAAATGTATCCTAAATTTTAAAGTACACCCTGTTAAATATTTAAAAACAGGACTATATAAGATAACAGTTTCTAATGGTCAAATATTAAGAAACCCAGAACGTAGAAAAGCCAACCCACTTATTAAATTAAGGGGAACAGGAGATATTAATTTGAATATTAATTCTCAAATATTTAGGTTGAAAGGAGTTAGTGGACACATTGTTATTGACTGTGAAACGCAGTCCGCTCATTGGGATAACAAAGAACCGCAGTACGATAAGGTGTTCACTTACCCATTTCCACACCTTGAAATAGGAGATAACAGAATCTCATGGGATAACAACTCATTTGTTGTTGAAATAACCCCAAGATGGGAGGCGCTAGTTTAATGGCTTATCCTATACTGTATAAAGCAAATGAAACTAATTTTGAACATTTGGGAGTATCAGTTTTATCTGATGCTTCTAAATGCCATGTTTCAAGAGAAAAAAACGGGATATACATTCTTGAATTTGATTATCCAATAAATGGAAAAGACGTAGAGAAAATTAAAGAGGGAATGTATATCAAAAGTGATGCAGGTTACAGAACTAAAAATCAAAGGTTCATAGTATCAAAGATCACAAAAACACAAAATGAATTTAAAATTTACTGCCAACATATTTCACAAGTTAAAACTACTATGAACGCTATCAGACCAGATATAACAGTTACTAGCGTTAGTGCAGTAGGTGCTTTAAGAGCGTGGCGAGATAACTTGTTAGATAGTCGTGAGGAGTTCTTCGTTCAATCTGATATAAGTACATTAAATTCTACTACATGGAAAGTTGAAAACATTGAAAACGCCCGTGACGCATTAGGAGGTAAAGCAGGTTCAATTCTTGATGTTTGGGGTGGTGAATATGAGTTCGATAACTTAAATATTACACTTCACAGAAGCATGGGAATTGATAACCCAACCATCATTGCTTATGGTAAAAACTTGTTAGACTTAGAACAAGAACAATCAATACTTGAAACTTATACTTCAGTTTTTCCTTTTAAAAAATATACTGATGATAACAACAGGGAACAATTAATAACATTACCAGAAATACTCCTTGACAGCACTCACTTAAATAAATTCACACACAGAAGAATTTTAAAAGTTGATTTTTCAAGTGATGAAAACTTAAAAACGGTGGAGCAGTTAAGAAGTAAAGCCAAAAGTTACATTAAAAGTAATAATGTAGGTGTACCGAAAACTAACTTAAAGATCAACTACCAAGACTTATCAAAAGTTGAGGGAGTGTTTGATAACCCAGCACTTGAACAGATAGATTTATGCGACAGATTAAAAGTTTATTACAACGAGTTAGGGATATTAAATGAGAACGCGAAAGTAGTTAAGGTAATTTGGGATGTTATCCTTGAAGAAAATCACGAGATAGAAGTGGGAGATGGTAGAAGTAGCTTTACTGATAGCACTTCAGCTAAATTAGAATCACTACAAGTTCAAAACGATTCAGTACTTGCCAGAATAAATGCTTTAGTTGCCGAACAGGAAGCAGCTTTCGACAGATTCTTTAAAGAAAAATCAAAAGTTATTGAAGATAAGGTAAAAGGTGGATATGAAAAAGCCTTATTAAGTAGTGAAGAAAAAATCCGGAAAATGGGTGAAGCCTTTGATGAAAAAATCAATCAGTTTAGAGAGCAAGTATCAACCGCTGTAGAAAACTACAATAGGCAATTCCAAGCTACAAACTTAGAGATAAGCAAGAATAGAGTTGAAGCAACAAAGCAAATTCAAGCAGTTAATCTAGAAATAAGTAAGAGTAGAATAGAAGCAACTAAGCAAATTCAAGCCTTAACTGATAGAGTTAATAATATTCAAGATATTTCTAACAAT